TGAATTAAATAAATTTTCTTTTCGAATGATATCGATTTTATGCGAGATAATTTCTAATTTCATAGAACCATCACAATCTTGCGGAGTTTTCAGTTGCGCAATAATTTGTTGTAGTTTTTCTTTCATGTTAAAATTATATTGCAATCTATAATCCAAAATCATATTCATTATATCAGATAAAGTTTTTTGTTTAGCAGCATTATTCATAACACTAATATTATAATGCGCAGGTGAATGCAGCATATTGAATCCTATTTTATCAATTCGTATTCCTATATTAACTAAATGATCTATAATATTACGCAAGCGGTGTACATTCATAACACTAACTGTTATAGAAGGTGAAGGCTCAATGCCTGCTGCAATAACTTCTTTTAGATTTTCTTCAACTTTATTCCACTGAGTACCTGAGCGAATAATTTCGGCTCTTTCATGTATCTCATCAATACTTGGCCATAAGCGCACATCAAATTTTTTCCAATAATCAAAGACATGCTTATTACCTCTTTTTAGAGTAGACATATTGGTATTGTATTCTAATACAACATCGTGTCTGCCTAATCTATCAAGTTCACTTAGTATATACCAATGTTCGTCCATTAAAAGCGGCTCTCCGCCTGCAAAATATATCCTTTTTACCTTAAAAATATTTTTATCAATTAAATTATAGATATTTGATTCTTTATTCTTAAGAATCTTATTATTATAAGGTCTACCAAGTTTTTTTGAATCTGGTATCCAAGATGAACTAAATTCTGGCCCACAACTTCGACATTTAAAATTGCATAAATTACTAAATCTAAAGTCCCAATGTAATAGATTTAAATCGGCAATAGGTGATTTAATCTCTGCTAGCTCTTTAGCAAATTTTTCATTACTATGTTGACGATTACTACTTACACCAGTTTCTTCTTTCGAAAAACAACGTGTGCAAATCTTAGGCTTTTTACCATCTAAAAACTGTTGGCGTAAGTTAACCATACGAGGACTATTCCATATATCCTCTATTGGCTGATTATTTAAATCACCAATTACATAGTTATTAGTAGATACGCAACATGGTACGACTTCGCCGTTTGGATTTAGATTGACATGCACCCACGGTAATACACATATATTATGCGAAGAATGCTTCAAGCGATGCTCCGTATTCTTCTTTCTCTGTCCATTTTTTTCCTTGCCAATGAGGATATGATTCACGAGAAAGATGAACTGACTGAGGTTTTTCCATTGCTTCGTAACTTAATTGACCAATAGGATTTAATAATGGTTGAGTCCACTCGTAAACTTGTGTGTGAGACTTTAATCTTTCATTAAATGCATTACGAACCTCATCACGTTGTTGCCACTTTCCAAAAAATGGTGTGCCTTTATACCATCCAGTTTTTGGAATTTTACGAGCTTCATCTTCAATAGGTAGTGGTTCCCATGCTGTGACATTTGCTTTATGCAGTGCTCGTATACGATCGACTTCTTTTCCATATCTATCAGCTAATTTTTTAGCTTCTTCGACTGGATTATCAAATCTACATAAATGATGACGTATATCAATATTACCAAAATATGTTTCTATATTATCATACTCTCCGCCTTCAGGAATAAACTCTTCAAATCCTCTATTAATAGATCCATGAAGTGTAGAAAATGGTACAGATATATTCTCCCATCCGGGACGGTACATACATATCGCATGACTATCGCCGAATGCAATATTTCTATATCTCTTAATCGTATTAGGATCTATTGTTTCGGCTTCACCTTGTAGTTTTCTAAGATTTTCCCAATGCACATTATTCCATTGCATATTTTTTTTCTGTAATCTATCAAGGAACATAGAAGCATAATCAGGAAAGTCAACAATGATCGATTTGATTTTACCATTAAAATGTGATAAAGCAGAAACAAATTGAGTATTTGCATATGCTTCGATACCACCAAATAAATTTAAATTGCCACTCCAATCAGATCCATGATAGAAATAAATTTCTTCATACGGGGTATAATCAGTAATTTTGTTACTGACTAAATTAACCGTTACATCCATACCAGCTTCGCTAAGCTGATCTGCATAAATTATTGCTTGCGCAGCTTTATGCGAATGTATTTTGTTCGAGATTGGTCCCAGACCCGTGAGTAGTATTTTTTTCATCTTTAGTCCACTTTCTATATGAATCAACTCTATCGTATATAGTATCATCGTTTAGTACTGGTTCAGTACCTACATTCCAAAATAAGATGTCCCTATCAGTATTTTTAGGGATATAACGCCATGCTTTTCCATCATATGTGTTTATGCTTGGGAAGGGCGGCAAGCCTTCTTTAATTTCTTTAGTAAATGGTTCAGGCGCAGATATAATATTGCTATGTCCAACTTCGCCTTCTTTCATATTACGAGCAACAGCAACAGCATGAAACTTAGCGTTTGGCCACGCGATCTGTAATGCTCGATGAAGTACGCCTGTAGATACTACGGTCCATACTTCTTCTGGTTCTGGTATTGTTGCAGCTACCTTTACGATGCCTGCCGTAACGCGTTCGTGCTTTAAACCTAACGGGATAAAAAATGCATCTTCTTTGTCTCTTGCCCATTTTTCTGCTATCCTATTAAGATTAGGCATGGCAGCAACACGATGAAACTCGTAGTCAGCACCCCGTTCAATACAACAAGCCTGATGATGAGAGATTCTTTTTGAGGAGGGCATAAAAAGTTTAACGCGTTTTCCTCTTCGTTTGGCCACATCCAAAAGCGAAACCCCTGCCAAACCAGTGCGAGGCTGAACATAAACAAGAGTGGAGTGATTAAGACCAGATATAAGACAATCGCCACCGCGAACCTTTGATCCAGTAATGAGATCATCTCGTACAACTCGTACACCATTATATGTCTCCACTATTGGAGCAGGGTTAGGATCTATCCAACTACCTGCTAAATTGAGATAATATTCTTTTGCTTCTTGACGCGATGTAACACCATCTAAAAGCAAAGCCTGAACATCTTTATTAATATTATCGATTACGTGTTTATCGTGTGACATAAGTATATTATACCAAATTATGCTAGGAATGTAAACCTTTTTTTAGAGAAAAATTACGTGGATAAATCCATTCATATGGAATTTTCTTTGTAGTAGATTTGACTCCATGTTTAATAAATAAATGTTTACACCACATACAAGCTTTATCTTCAATATTAATATTATATTGCCGCTCCATAGGATTATCTTTATGCGCAGCTAAAGTATTAAATTGTTCTACTAACCATTTTGCTTGGTCATTAATAGGTTCGTAATTACCATTTTCATCTAATTCAAATTTTGTTTTACCGAATAAGTTTTTTCCACCAAATATTTGCCATAACCCATAAAACGATAATGTTCCTGGCGTGACCCACGATTCTGGATCAACGAGATCAGGTCTTGCCATAGCTATGTGACGAGATAGATTCTTATATGGATACATAACGTTTCTAAATCCGTATTTTTCTTTCGTATGTTTCTCAAGTTTAGATGCCAATTCCATCATTTTTAATGGTCGATTTGATTGCAAAAGCGGATAACAATCTTTTGCGATTTGTTGTGGTGTTTCACAAAGCCATTCTTTTACCTTAGTACCTTTAGGATAATATACCTGAAATAAATCTGATCTTGCATGTCTTTCTGTAATAAATCTATTTTTCATGGCATCAATACCATGATCTCGTAATGTTCTAAAAGTCAACCAATGTTCATTACTAAACGACCAAACAATAGTATGATGTAAAAGTTTTTCTACATCCTTTTCATGTTTCATTTCTTCAACATAAGGCATCTCATCCCAGTGTAAGCGATGGGAAAATTGTTGTGGATTTGATTTAAGCAAAGGTTCTTCTCTTACATCATACGCACGACAAAACTCGAAGAACTTTTGCATTCGTTCTTCGAGTGACCATTTTTCTAGAAGATGGTTTGTAACTTTACCTTTTTTTAATATTGGTTCTGATGTGTTTCTATATACAATTGAATTATCATCTGATCCCATAAAAGATTCTAGTGTAGCGTTATACATCTTTTCTTATATTCTTCTACAGAAATACCAACTTCATTGAGAACTGTATCATCTGATGGATGATGTTTGCGGTTATTAAAAGTTTCAACTAAACCTAATTCTAACATAGCTTTCTGTCTACCAAATGGATGATCTTTAATTTTACATGAAGACCAAACATTATCCATATCTACATGTGAGTAATGTGCACCAGGTCTCATATAATTCTCAACCCATCGAATAAAATCACAACAGACATCTTCAGCATTATATGGATACGATTTTGTATCCTCATAAATTTTATCCATAACTTTATCGAGGAATACTTCTTTTTTTATTTTAACAGTGGGCTTAGCCAAATAAGATATACACTCCACTGCATTAGTACCATAATAAAAATGGGATTCTTTGTTGACATACTGTGGATACCAATCGCAAATATCGGCAACAACAGCAGCATATTGAAAAGTGTACCTATTGAGTCCATTTTTTTCGTTCCATTTCCCCATGTATTCTCCGATTTCTCGAAGATCTTTTCTTTCGTTTGCAGATTGTAACCACTCTGCCATTTCTCTTGCAAGACGAGGAGCAAATTCTGCTAAATAATAATCTCCACTTCTTTTATAACCTGAATCTTTTGGTGGTTTAGGAAACTTAGGAAACTGATAACCAACAGAAGTGTAAAATGGACTGGTATGTCTTTTCATATGCCAAATCATTTCTTCAATAGTTTTGGCTTTATGCAAAGTAAATAATAAAGTGTTATGATAACCAGAAGGCTTAGTTGCATAATTAATAGCAGATCCACACACTCTATGTAAAATAAAAAGATATAACCATTCGGGCAAATCAAAATCTTTATGTTTACCAGTCCAACTTTCGGCTACAACTTTACGTTGATCACAATGAAGACCGGCTTGCATCTTTCTCCAATATGGATGATCGTCAGTCCAACCGGACCAACAATCATTCATAATTTGTGAGAATCCTGCAAACTTACGCTCAACTACATCGTATAATTCAATCCAATGCATAAGATCATCATCCATATTTGATTCCATATGAGGAATCATACCATACGGTTCTTCATCAGCTACATTACATTTTACTTGTTGATCTTTAGCAAGGTGAAAATAACGAATGAACTCATCATAATATTCAGTCAACTCAAGCGACATTTTATTTCCTATTTTCGTAAGTCATATATTTTTTGTTCTTCGGGACTTTCAGCATCAACAAATCTAATTTTTTGTGTGTATGCCATATCAGTTTCAACACGCTTTAGGCGTTCTTTTAATTCTTCTATTTCTTTTGTCAATCTTAAATTACTATATTCATTATAGACATCTCCCGTAGTTCTACCTTTGGATTCTTCTGCCATTCTACGCTTCATATAATCTTCATGACCTTCGTGAATCATTGACATTAATAAACTCCCAACTAATATTTGCTTCGTCGAACATTCCGGCTGTCATTCCCCACGATTCTGCCCAATGTTGTGGGATATTTTGTTCTTTCATAACAACTCTTTTTATTCCGACTTGAATTATACCCTTTGCACAGTCAGAGCAAACTGGCAAACCAGATACGTATATTGTAGATCCATCTAAAGAAACTCCATTATACGTAGCATTATATATGACGTTCATTTCTGCATGAACAACATATTTGTATTTGACCTCGCGGTTTGTATATCTACTCGCAAGATCATGTATTCCTCGAGGAAAACCATTATAGCCTTGAGCGAGAACTTCACCTTTAGATCCTACTGCCACTGCACCGATTTTGCTTGACGGATCTTTAGACCAAGTTGCTACAAGTTCTGCTAGCTCAAGGTATCTGATGTCCCATTTATTCGACAAGATCAAAATGCCTTTCATATACATGTAGATTTTGCACTTGCCAAGTAATAGTACCTTGATCAATTTCTAAACCGTTTGAAATTGAATGCACCATATAGCTTTGCCATGCGTAATCATTTTTATAACCATAAACCACATCATTAGATCTCATCTGCACTACAGCATGCAATTTATCGTCTCGAATATAATATGTAACTGCATTTGTACAAATAAAATCATTTTTGTCGTTTGAAAATGCATCAACCCAAATTGATGGACGATTATAAACCATACACGCTCTACGAGAATCTTTATTTAAAGTTAATTCGTTAACGACATTATCATATTGACGAAACCACTTATCGTCAAATACAAGGTATCCATAATTTGAGTTAACTTCTCCATACTTATTTGCAGCCATTTGCCACGCTTTTGGAGGATCGCGATCGTCTGGATAAATATCGTTGATATTAGTAGATCCAGACAAATACCAATCTATTTCTGCATCAATATATTCTTTATTTGGTTTACCAAAAATAGATTCTTCATCTGCAATAAATGAAGCACCAATCATTTCAATAGTTTTTTGGCCTGTTTTATCTGTAGTAAATCTTTCATTTTTTAATTCATTAATAAAATGATTTCTAATATCTTTAACATTCATCACTTGACATCACTTCCTTAATATCTTTACCCCATAGTTCAGCCGGCACATCTTCTCTAGCAGGATATTTTTCACCAGGTTCTGGTTTAGTGTATTCTACTGGTCTTTGTTTTAATTTTGTATTTGGACGATTAAGAAAATCACGAGTTGGATCTTGACCATCCATCTTACCACGACAATAAGACACAATAAACGAACAATAGTTAATCATATCTTTGGCTGAATCTTCGATTGATTCAAAGTTTGGTTGATAGGTTGGATCAGCCATCATAGCTGAAACAACAGACTGCATACGAAGCATTTTTGCATGATTAATGTCAAGTAAGGTTGACACACCATTCGGATAATAGTCTGCTTGTTTAATACGAGAAAACTCGTTTTGATAATCGTTGCCTTTCTTTACTTGAAGTTCGGCACACTCTTGTAGGACTTTAACTGATTCTTTCATAATACACCTATTATACCACATTTACATATTTTTGTACACATATTCTAACGCTCTATCTGCTTCTTTATCTATAGGACGATTTTTATACCAATTACCAGTTTCTGCATCTAGCTCTTGACATAATTTAGCAATTTCATTCGCAGTAATTGGATAATTATTGCGAACAGCTTTACTTGCAATTGCTACCATAATTTGATACATTTTATGATACCAACCAGTATTTGTTATTGTTCTGTATTCTGCTTCCATATTTCGTGGGAAAAAGGGACAATCGCGATAGGACGACCACACCACATTAGTGTTATCGAGCTGTCCTTTTCTATGTTCAATGATTTGTTTTTGGATTGCTTCTGGTAATCGATCGAAGAATTGAGATGAGCTTGATTTTTGTTCATATGGAAATTCTTTCATTAATGCATCTGGATCAATAAAATCACCATCGATAGAGAAGATAAAATTATTAGCACCATCATACTTCGCAGGAATATAATACATTCTAGCAAGGTCTTTTGTCTGCTCATCTCCAATTCCTCCGATGGCTTTCTGTAGCGCGAAATTGAAACTAGAAATTTCGCCATTCGATAGCGTTCTTTTAAGTGGAAATACAAGACGGAACTTTGGAAAACTGACAGTGCTGCTAGCAGTAGAATAACACACGAAACGCCAGTTACGAGTATACTTAATGAGTGCATCATTTAATTCACCTTCAAATTGCATATCGTCAACATCGACAGCGCACCAACCACCCCATTCTAAAACGTTACGATTAGCCCGTGTAGTACTTATATCATATACAGCAGGAGAAATTAAGTCTGCATCTTTTTTAGAAGCTCTAGGCTTTTCTGATAACGAATACAAAGTACGTTCAAACGCATCGAAGTTAGCAACATCAATACGTTTTTCAGTTTTATTATCAAACACACTATTAAAGAGCGTTAGTGATATTCCCAATGTTGTCGTCATGATTTGGACCAACCCATCCTTCAGGCTTAATTAAATCTGGCAATCCAAGTGGATTAGGGCGAGATTCTTTTACGCCACGTTCTTTAGTCATATTTGCTGTATGTACTTGTTCCCATGCTTTTTGTGCATCAACATCAAAAGCATCGAGAGTACCAATTGCAATCACACACAGATCAATAAGGCCATCTACAACTTCAGCAGCATCTTTATTGTTAAAAGCTTCTTCAGTTTCATTCAATTCTTCTTTTAGAAAATTAATTCTGAATTGTAAAAATTTATTTAGTCGCGACCAATCTTTATCTTTTTTATTTAATTCTTCACGAACCCAATCATGCACACCAAATTTTTTGTGCATATCATTAATATCATTATGCCATTGCTGCATTATACTTTACTCCATTATTTCTATTATTATACCACATATCGCGGCGATTGTAAACCATTAAACAAAAAAATCTTCAAGTGTATTCTGTGGTTCAACTGTCCAACCAATTGAATCAAGAATAAGTTTTAGTGGTTCGATAAATGTTTTTTCAAATTGTTTGTCATAATCTATATGTTTATGTAAACCAAATTCTTTTGGTAACACATCAGGAAATGCAATTACATTTTCTTTGATAGTATTAGGACGTTTCATATATACAAACTTTATACGAGAACCATTTTGAATGGCTTCATACTTATTCATCATACCAGATTCTTTAAGTGTTTTGTTATATATGAGTGAACCACGTACATGAATCGGCGAACCTTTCTTGTAGATAGTATGTCTATTTCGCCAATCTGTAATATTAGTTACACCTCGAGGAAATGCTACATCTTCAGGAGGTAATTGTTTAAACTCAGATTTAAATTTTTGAATATACGATTGTGTATCAGATTCATTACCAGAAATAATAACATTGAATATTTCTTTAAATTTATCTCGACACACTTCAGGAGTCGAAGACTTAATTGCTTCGATACCCATGATTTTTAATTTAGGTTGTTTGTATTGTACACCTTCGTTATTGTGTACATTCAGAATATATCTTTTCTTTGCAGTCCATATACCTCGATCTGCAATTGCTTCTCTACCCATTTCCATGCGAGGTTTATGACAATTCATATTATCATATAGTTTATCATATGCTTTTGAAATACATGGCTCAAAATGTTCTTTACAAATTTTATCGAGGAATGCAACTGGATCAGATGGTTTTAATTTTTCAATTAGTGGACCAAAATTAATGTACAATGAATCGGTATCCATTGCGATAACATAATCATCTTTTGATTTAAGTAATTTATTCATCTCAACGTTTACAGCACGTTCAGCCCATTGAATTGCCAATTGACCAGTGAGTGTGATACCTTCTGCAATACGTAAATCAAAATATTTGAAGTATTGATTACCAATAGCACCATACAAAGAATTCATAAGAATTTTAATAGCCATTTGTGAATTAGTAAGACGACTAATTTCTTTTTCAAGTTCAATTGATTTGTCTTTTTGATATTGATTCTCTGCAGCAAGCATCATTTTTTTAATAGATTTACGTTCATCATAATAATCAATAATAATATTCGGAATAATACCATCAGATTTTTTACTATATGTTGAACCATTAGCTGCAACTGTATACATGTCATCGTGTTTTTGATGAGCATTCATATAGTAATCTACACCATTTGGTTTATTATATGATGCATCTTTGTTAAGAGTTTCGGGTGACATATTCCACTGCACAATGATATTAGGATATAGAGAATTTAAATCGAAAGATACAACCCAATCATGCATACCAACTTGAGGTGATTTTACATAACCACCTTCAAATCTTTCTTTAAGCATTTCATCACCGTGCACGAGTGGAGCTGTACGTTGCCAGTTTAGTTTGCGATATATAATCGATTCCCATATTGCAGTGGTACCAAATGTGTCAGTATAATTTACACCACCTTTGTAAGCCACAGTCATAGCAAGAGTAATCAAACCCATCTTATCTTCGAGACGATCGACAAGTTCAACGTCTTTCATATTATAGTCAATATATTTTTGGAAATCATCTTTATAAAGATTTTTAAGAGAGCCAGATTCTTCATAAGAAAGTTTCTTTTCTCCGAGTACTACCTTTGCAATATGATCAAGCTTATACGACTCTTGTGCACCATATGTGTAACCAAATTTTTGGAATAAATCAAGATAGTCAAGGGTTTGAATACCAGCTAAATTGTATGTTGTAGCTTCTTGACCTCGTTTATTTACTTTACGATGATCAACCATACCCCATGGAGAAAACTTCTTGACTGACTCAAGGCCAAGAACTCGATTGACACGATTGACTAAATAAGGAATATCAAAGAACTTTACATTCCAACCAGTAATAACATCTGGATATGACGAAGGCATAGACCAATAATCTAAAAATTTAAGAAGCAAATCTATTTCATCATCACATTTAATATAGCGCAAAGGTTTGATAAGGGCTTTTTCTACATCATAGTCACCCATAGCCCACACACGATATACGCCGTCAATATTATTTTTTATAGTGATAGCTAGTACTTCTTGATCTGCAATATCAGGTTCTGGAAAACCATCTTCGTACGCAGTTTCAATATCGATAGTACTTACATTGATTTTATCACGATCCCAATTAATATCGCCAGGATAACGTTGTGTAATATATTGATGAATATAATTTGCGTGACCATAGATTTTTAAACCCTGGACATCGCGGTATTGTTCGAGCCATTGTTTTGACTCGCGCATAGAGTCAAACTCAACTGGTCCGATTACTGCACCATCGAGTCCACGCCATGCTGAATCATTTTTTGCAGGAACAAAGAATCTTGGTTTAAAATTATCTTTTTTGTAAACTCTTTTACCGAGACCATCATAACCACGATACAACATAGAGTTACCATATCGAACTACCGACGTATAAAATGCTGACATACAACCTCCAAATTAGGTATATTATACCAAATTTTGATAGATTTGTACACTGTTAAATTCGTTAAACAGCAAATGATTCTCCGCAACCACAAGAAGCGGTTGCATTAGGATTTATGACTTTTAAGTAAGATCCGCCTAGTTCAGTTACATAATCAACTGTACATCCAATAACAAACATCTCAGCCATTTCATCTACAACTAGATTGCCGACTGTAGGTTCTTTATCGGTTACATCCCACACATAAGTAAAACCAGAACAGCCTCCTCCCTGCACGCCTAGGTAGACATTTGGCTGTCCTACTTTTTCTAAATATTCTTGTGCTGACTCAGTGAGTTCAACCAACTGCGCGCATCCTTGTTACTAATCGATCGGCACGATTCGTAACTTGTCGATACCACTGTGAGTCTACCATTTCAGTGGCAGCTCCCATCCAGTCACGAGCATCTACATTACGTTTCATTCCTTTAAATTTAGATAAGCGCGGCCTTCCCATATTAAACATCATATTTGCTATAATTTGTTGGACTTCTTCTGGCAAATCATCGAAGTCTGGGTAGAGAATTCTGCATTCTGATAACACGATTTCAACATCTTTATCGAAACACTCGTTAACTCGGCTTTCTGTGATATTTGTTCCAACTGGCTGGCCAAATTCAGGATCACTGTCAAGAACAAGATGGCCGATGCCAAAAGTAGGGAGATCCAGATGGTCGAGATAGATTTCATACTTTACTCCCTCATCTATTTTTAATTGTTCACGTAATACGTCTATATTCATTATTTTCTCCTAAGGTAAACCAACATAATACGGTTCTTTATTATATATATCACCGTTTATTTGTTCTTCTTCTTCATCTAATTCTTTAGATTCGTTATCTTTATCATCTTCTAACATCAATTTCTCTCCATAAAAGTTTCAGGTATATCTCTATTAAGATAAGCTAAATCACAGTCGCATCTATTACAAACATCATTAATACATGTTTTACATTCTGTTGTTAGACAATGGCATCTACAACCACAATTTTTACAATATCTTGGTGATCCTTGCATATAATCCTCCAATAAAAAGGAGCAAGTTTCCCTGCTCCTTTATTTATTAATATCTACCTGCGAAGCCATTGACTTCTGCAGTTAAGCGTCGCTCAAGTTCTGCAAGTGTATAAACCGATTCACGATACTTTAATGGTTGCCCCATTGGTGTGCCAGGCCAACCACCTTTTTTTGCATCACTGAAGCGCATACTAAAAATTGATTTTAACAATTTCATCTGTAATACTCCCTCAATGTTTTATCGTTAAGAATCGCTAAAATACCTGCATAGTTTTCATGCGGATATTCATGCTTAAGCATGTGAGCAAGTTTCATGTTTACTTCCATTTGTCTAGAAACTTGAATTGCTCTACCGAATGCAGATAGATAACCTACCATCCATACAAACAATGTTGTAATGAATGAACTACGTGCTAGAGAATAGCCTTTTAATGCTAGTGCTGTCATTAGTTTTCCCCTTATGACTATTGATTGTTATCATTTGGGGACGCTTCTCTTCTGGAAGGACTACTTCGAGACCAATCGACAATATTCCATCCGTCATGTCAGCTCCTCGTACCTCAGTATATTCTGAGAGGCGAAAGGATTTTTTGAATTTCCGCGCAGAGATTCCCTTATGAAGATATTTTTCTTGTTCTCTGCGTTGCTCGCGTTGAGCTGTCACAGTTAGAATATGATCTTTCACTTCTAAGGTAATATCTTTTTCACTAAATCCAGCAACTGCAAGTTCCACAATATATCTGTATTCGTCTTCGCGAACTACATTATGCGGTGGATAAGTGTCTTTTGCTTGGCTGTGGATATTTTCGAGTTGATCAAAAATGCGATCAAACCCAATGAATGCCTGACGCGGCAATGCGTAGTTTCCTGTCATGTTAACCTCCGTTTAGGGACAGTTGTATTGTACCCGACTATCGGCGTACATAATTATATATAAACTATTTGTTTCCAATATTATATTTTGGACATAATTCCCAAGAATTTTTTTCTCTATAAGGAATAATTTTAATTTGTCTCATTGGTGCTAGCGGTTCTACTTTAGCTCCTAATTCAATTGTAATTAAACCCCAATCACTCATCAACTGCGCAATAGTATTACGTCGTGCAATATCATTTTCTTCTAAATTAGATTTCTTACCATCTAACAAAAATAATTCTTTGAAATGCACAATAAAATACCTGCCTTGTTTATGCAGAATATGACATGACTGATATAGTTTTTGATCTTTACGGGATGCGACACCAATTCTTGTGAGTGTTTCTCTAACTTTCAGAAAATCATCTGGCTCGTTTAGAGTTACCTCAAGCATTGAGGCAGGTGTCCACTCAACTAATTTATTTTCTTCCACCTTTATAAACCTTTTTTCTCAATTCATTAATATGTTCTGATGTGAGAAGGGATAAGGCTTGGCGAGATTTTTCATTATTATAGCCATAATATTCCTTAACTACTTCCACGTCACTTACGGTTTCAGGTTTCAACCATTTAGAGAACCTTTTCCGTTTACGTATTATATTTATATAAAAGTCAAATTGTAAACGGTTATCAATATGATGATACCGGTTCATCTCATTTGCAATAACAACAGTGTCATGAAAATATGATAGTCCACGGTTTACCATGTATGAATTATAACCTTTCTCGGCAATATCATCAACCATTATATCTTTTTTAGTGTCATTGATTGCTTTTAGATATTCAAATGGATTCATACTATATTGCTTTCATGCCTTTGTGCAAAAGAAATTCCTACATAAGATCCTAAACACAATATAATTAAACCAGCTTTTGACAAGAAAAACGAACCAATAGCAGTTAGTAGAAAAACCAATATTAAGGTT